TAGTTCCGAGTGATGACTGGGTCACCCAGGAGAAGGTGTCGGTCATGGAGTTGAAAGTCCAGACCTGTGGTGGTTCCTGGAATCCTCCGACGATCTGGTACCAGACGTCATTGACCCGAGGATCTCCAGGGGCGGTCGTGCTGTACGTGACAGTCGGGGGCGCGGCAGCAGTAACGATCGGGTCAATGTCAAGAGGAGCTCCCCAGACGGGCTGGGAAGGATCTCCGCCGATGAACATGGCGGAGACTGTCGTGCCCACGCTAGGTATTGAGTAGTACGTTCCGAGGGGAACGGCCCAGCCGCTTGTGTTGTTAGCGAATACCTGGGGGATCTGGAGCTGAAGCCGCCCGACACCCAGCGGATCGTTATTGCTCACGACCGTGGCAGCGTAAAGCCCGTCCCATGTCGTGACCGGGCCTTCGCCTGCCGTAGGAAGATAATTAGGCCCCATTGGACACTCCGTCCACAATAGTCACTTGCTGGGACGCCTGCCATACGCCACCATTGTTCACGCAGGAAATGACCTCAGGGCTCACGGTAACGACGTTCTTGTACTGAGGCACAGGACCACCCGAGTTCCTCAGGAGGTCTACCTGTGTCGTGTACTTGTCACTCGTGGCCAGAGGAGTCCCTGAAGCCAGGAGAAGGTGCTTAGCTCGGGCTATTACCCAGTACCCAATATTACCCCCTGGCAGCGCGTTGCCATTCAGGTAAACGATCTTGCCCGGATACAGGGAATGGTCACCGAAGAACTCGGCTGAAGCTCCTATCCAGAACTGGGACAATCCCTGCCAGGCCGTGACGACGCTGGCCGCGTCAGCCACTGAGACCACGGCCCGGTTAGTGTTAATGATTGTCGGTCCTGATCCCCCTGTAGAGACTGAGACCAGGTTCCCGGTAGCCCCGTCGATCCCGTAGACAATTCTATTGGCCACGGTAGCCCCGGGGAGGTTGTCCCCGTAGAGGAGGGTGAAGTCCCGCATCGTGTCCTGCTGGATCTGCGTCTTGTCCTGGGTGAATGTGCTGACACCCTGCTGGTAACTCCCCATGAAGTAGATCAGCGGGTCAACGAAGTACATCGTGCCGTTTGAGCACCAGAACCTGTAGCCCGTCTTCTGTGCCAGGTACTGCATGAACTGGAAGTCAGACATGGCGGCCTGGGTCAGGTTGATCAGTACACTAGCCCCTGATGTGACGACTGCCCGGAATCCGTACCTGGCAGCCATGACCTTGGCCACGTAAGTGCCCGTCACGTTGCCCCACGTGTAGCTGTTCTGGTCATTCATTGGCTTGCTCACGCCAATGCAGTAATACGTGACCTGAAGGTTATGGGTTCCCGAGTCCGCGTTGGACTTCATCTCGTAGTGGTTCAGGTACCCGTACCATGTCTGGAGGTTACCCGGGCCGCGTCCCCATGTCATGGTTATGAGAGCGTTGACTGGCCATGGAGTGATCTCAGACATGTTCTCACCACGGTTGTACTCGATCCTCATCGTGGCCATGTCGTGCATTCCCCACTGCATGTCAAGGGAGACGTTGAGGATGACGTCCGCGACAGGAGACCCGTTGACGGTTATGGCGTATACGACGGGGGATACGGGCAGGGTCATTATGCGACCGGGATTCTTATCGTCATGCCAACAGGCAATGAGGACCAGTCAATCAGTTCTGGATTGACGTTCGTGATCTGCCACCAGGCCGAAGGATCTCCTAGGTAGACCTGGGCAAGGTTGTCCAGTCGGTCGAATCCCGTGATGACGTGCTCCACGTAGGAGAACTGGGAAGCAGAAGGCTCAGGCTGGACAATCGTCGTCCTCTGGTTTCCGTCTGACCCCGAGATCAGGACCAGGGCAGCCCCCGCGTACCTGCTGTTACTAGTTATCACCCGGTGACTCCTGCCGCTATGTTCTGTAGGACCGTGGACTTGCTGAGCGCTGTCTCAAGGGCCTGGACGAACTGCTGTGCCTGGGACTGGACATCGCCCGAGGTGTGGTAGCCCGTGGTCCCGCCCGATCCGTTGATAGTGATTGCTCCATTCTGGAAGGCGATCGTCAGGCCAGAGCCTCCCTTGACTCCCATGAGGGAGTTAGTCGCGAAAGAGGGCTGCTGCATGACTGCCATCTTGGCCGCAGAGACTACCTGCTGACCGCCTGACATGGCTACTATCTCAGGTCCGCGCTCACCCACGATGGCATATCCGGGCTTGGCACTCCTAGTCCCGTCCGCGTACCATCCGTTGATGACCTCATGGTCCCATGCCTTCTGGGGAGACCCGTATACGCTGTCAACGTACCCAAGGCCCCATCGGACCTGGGTTCCGCCATTAGTCCTCCAGTCAGAACCGGCCGACGCCATCTTGGAGCCGGGCAGGGCCTGGGGGATTCCTGTCGCACCCGAAGGGTTATAGGCGTTCGGGTTCCATCCACTCTCGGCCTGCCATAGTGCGGCCAGGTACGGCCACTGGCTAGAAGACCAGTTGTATTCCTTGAACAACGTCCTGGCGTACGATCCCCATTCGCCCCCATATGCAGCCGCCTGGGCAGGGGTCGCACCGTTGACAGAGCTAGTGAAGTCACTGCCCGTGTTATTGACTGATCCCTGGTGGCCTGAGAGAGTACTTCCGATGTTCGTGCTCCCGGCTGAACCGCTGCCATAGTTGCCACTTGAGCCAGAACTCCCGGCCGCAGTCGAGTACCCGGTCAGGTCGGCCGCGAAGCTGGACACGTCCTTGCTGAGCGAGCTCGCGGCCGAGGCAATGCCAGCGATGATCGTGTTAGAAACACCGCCAGCGCCTGCGCCCGAAACGCCAGAGGCATTCAGGCTTCCTATGGCCCCGGCGAAACCGGCAGTCCCGGCCATGCCCTGGATGCCCGATGAGAGGGCCTGGGTGAACTTGTTAACGGCTCCCGTCGCCGCCTGTAGGCCTGAGGTGAAGGCGGCGTTTCCTCCCGCCTCCGTGGCTGTCTGGCCCGCCTGGGCCTGGGTCATGCTCTGGAGGAGGCTCATGGAGACGCCGTGGGACTGAAGCCACTTGCCCGCTGCCCCCTGCTGGGCCTGGGTGCTCCCGTTGGAGTACTGGGGGATCTCATTCTGGTGCTGGTTCGGCGTCGTATGGCCCGTCTGTGCCCAGTTGTTCTCCTGGGCCCAGCTCTGAGACCACTGCTGGTACTGCTGCTGGGTCATTCCAGTAGCCTGCTGTATCTGCATCTGGAACAACGGGTTGTTCAGGTTGGCCGCGAGGTTCTGGGAGTTGTACGTTCCTGTCCTGGAGTTGTACCCCTGGAAGTTGAACCTCTGGCCGATCGCGTCTTCTACAGACGAGAGGTTATTCGCCTTGCCCGTCCCCAACTGGAGCGGAGTGGATGAGATGCCCATCTGCATCAAGTTGTAAGACGTTCCGGCGTTGTACCATGCGCCTGCTACAGACGCAGACCCGGTCATTCCGAGGCCAGGGTTAGACAGGCCAATGCCCGCCGCCGCCTGGAAAGGCGCATTGCCCCTGCCGTAAACCCCGGGAGCTGAGGCTGTGTAATTCGCCTGCCCGGAGATCTGGGACAGGAGGCTAGCCCCGTTCCTCGCGTCCGTGGCTGACATGGCGAGGTTGTTCGTGGTCATACCAGCCCCGGCACCACCACCGAATGCCGTCGTGATCGTGGACTTGGCCGAGGCACTCCAGAAACCAGCCTGGGTGTAGCCGTAGGTGTTGATCGTGGCCTGGTCATTCAACTGCTGGGCACCCAGAAGGAACTGCCCGTTTACCACAGAGGTCGCAGCGTTGGCCACGGCCTGCGTGATGCTGTAGGGGTTAGTCCCGCCCTGGCCTCCTGAGCCTCCGCCTGAAGAGAACGGGCTGGCAGAACCGCCAGATCCTAGGGTTGCGCCGCCGCCGCCTGATCCGCCACCGGCTCCCGCGTATCCTCCGCCAGTGAACTGGACACCCTGAGCCGCGAATGTCGGGGACATGGCAGGGCTCGTACTCGTGCCGTTCCCGTTGTTAAGTCCCTGGACAGCCACTGTCAGGCTCGTAATGCTATTGTCGAGCCTGTCGATGGATGACTGGAGGTCGTTAGCCCCGGCGACCGGGGGCTGGATGGGTGTCGTCATTGGGCCTCATTTCAGGTACTAAGATTGATTATAACGACTACTATCCTGGAGTACCTTGTGACATCTCTCTTCGCTGACCAGTTCGGGTACTCTACGCCCTACGGCCTTGGCCCCTTGAACACGAGCACCCCGACAATAGGAATCAGGACAGGCAATCTTGGCAACACCGCGAATACGACTGCTGGTAACGCAGCGTCTGAGGCAGCCAGCGAGGCAGGGGCAAAGGCTATTGCTTCCAGCGGACTATCAGCGGGCAGTGATGCCTCATCCTCAGTAGGATCTTCCGCGACGTCAATGGCAGCCCAGCAGGGTACTCTCAGCAAGCTCTCGCACATGAGCCAGGCCATGTATGGCGACACGCCCGGTTCCCAGTCAGCGAGTGTCAACTCGGGCTCCGATGTGTCAATGCCGAGGACTTCAGGTGCTGACGCGACACTGCCCAGCCCGCTATGGGGACGCCCGCAGTCTTCTCTTCAGTCCATGATTAACAGGACGGCCACGAGTCCAACTTCTCTCCCGGCCGGAACACGACCTGTCTCAGTCAACGGCGGAACGAGCTGGGAGACTCCTGCGCCTGCTCCCGTGGACAATAACCCTCTCGGAGGATTCGGGCACTGGGCAGCCCATACCTTTGACTCGGCCCGTCATGGTGCCTCTAATGCAGGGGCCGATCTCCGCAATACCTTCCAGAACCAGAACTCATTCGGCCAGCCCGGGTTTGAGACTAAGGGACCGGGCGGATTGCCCGGAACCGGTGCCCAGTACGGAATGCCCGTGGCGTCTAACAGGGGAATCCGGACCAGCATTGACCCTGGAGTGACTGAGCCGACGAACGTGTGGAACCCTAGCTCGGCCGTTTCCGAGCCAGGGACTTCAAGCGTGGGTCCTGGCGTTAGCTCGCCTCCCGCATTGACCCAGAACTACGCGGACACGTCAGGCGACCCTGGCTCTGCTGACATGTGGAGTGACTTCTGGAGAACTGACGGGTCTAACTCAGCGGCCAATTCAGCCTCAAAGGCCGCGTCAAGCGCAGCCCAGGACGCAGGCAACGTGAACTGGGCACAGTTCTTCGCCACGGCTGGACGAGACGCGGGCGAGGACGGCTAAGGCTTCTTGGCCCTCTTCGGGGCAACGTAGTTCTTCAGGTTCCCGTAAGGGTCAAGGACTCCCTGGGCAAGCGCCCCGTTAGACAGGTAACTCGATGAGGTGCTTGGTAGCATCTGGAAGTTGACGTCCATCGTGGCCCGGTACGGGACCATGTTCTGGGTGAACGCCGTGTAAGTAACGTCCCATCCCGAGACGAACCCGTAGTACCCAAGGCGGTTTTCTGAAATCGTCTTTGAGTACGATCCTCCGCGAGGCGTCACGTTCTGCCCGAAGTAGACCCAGGAGAATATGTTCATCATGACGCCGCCCTTGTTGACGTGGGGCGTCTTGATGTTCTGGAGTCCTGCGGCCTGGTTGCTCAGCATTCCCGTGAACTGCATCATCTGGACGACGTCGGCCTGGACCCCGATGATTGCCGGGTCGTTGACCGTGTTCGCGGGCTTGGAGTAATTGACCTCGAAAGTACGGTCAAAGTACAAGGTCCATGCGACGGACTGGGCGAGCGGAACGGCCAAGATGTCCGAGGCACCCGGGGCGTTGTACAACATGGCGGCCTGGGCAGTAGTGCTCTCCGTGGCGAACGTGGCTGATATGGATTCGGGGTTGTACATGAACGAGAAAACGCATCGCCCGTTGTACGGGCCCCCTGTGTAACCGACATTGCCCCCGGCGACGTCCCAGATCATGTACCCCTTCTGAAGGTTGGGAGTTATCCCGAAGGCCTGGTCCTTGGTGGCAGACAACTGCCGGGCAAACGCGGGCTGCGTTAGCGGGGTCTGGCCCATTCTTCCTTCGCCTTCCGTTCCATTTCAGCGAGTTCTGTAGACCAGGATACCCAGTGACGGCGCTCCCTCACGGAGTAGCTCATGATCTCATTACGAGACCATCCCATGAACTTGGCTATTACCCCCGTGTCAAAGATGGCCTCGTAGTAATTCAGCCCTTTAAAGCCCGAGGATGAGCTCGCGAAACATGTCCACTGGGCTGAGTGCCAGCTTCACTTCCTTCTGGCACTCTTCGTGAACGAAGGAGATCTCCTGGAAGCGCGGTCCCGGAGCCTGGTCGTACATGGCAGCAGAGATAGCCCTGCGGTCAGGGATCGACATGTTGGATATGGCTGAAGGGAAGGCAGCCACGTGGATAACATTACCATCCGCTTGGGTGATCGACTTGACGCAACGGCGGAGAAGCTCTGAGTTTCTCTCTGTCGTAGTCCAGGTCGGATCGCTAATAGCCTTCTGGTCCTCGCCGTTAGGGAAGCGGACGAGAGCCGTGGCATTCTTCTTGAGGGCCACGGTGATCGTTGGCTCAGCGCTCGTGTCTGAGAGGTGAACGCGATCAATGGCGTCCAGGGGGAACCGGAGGTCCGTCTTGGCCTCGCAGTTCGGGCAGGTCCATTCGTCCATGGCGAAGTCAGCCCCGTAGGTAGCTATCCTTATGGCCATGAGAAGCTCGTCACGGTCGCCGAGTAGCATTGACGCCAGAATGTCGGGAGTCGCAGGGTAATCCCCGATGGCCACGGTCCCGCGAGACAGGAGGGTGTCTATAAAGTGGAACCCGTTGTTTGACTTGATGGCCCGGGAAAGGGCTTCCTCGTCAGACCCGTTCAGCTCGCGGACTATGGCCGTCTTGATCATCTTTCCGCTGTAGACTAGGCCGCCCGGAAGGTTGACCAGGTCAGACGGGGCGTCATCGATAATGGGTAGCTGAGGGCCGCCAAGGGCTGCTGTTATCGCGGCATTGACGGCCTCAGGATCGGCCAGTGCCTGTTCCCGTGAGAACTCCATGTGAACTCCTAATTTCTTTGGGACTAGAAAGAAACGCCTGTGGTAATGTTCTGCCCGACCTTGAGGTCCCAGCCCTCATGAGCCAGTGTCATCTGGGAGACAATGATCTGGTTCGCTCCCGCGTCGAGGTCACTATACGACAATGACGTCGGCCATGCGTTGTAGATCCTGAACCAGGCATTGATCGGGGCGGCATATCCTGTGACAGGATGCCCGAGAACCTTGACGTCAACAATTCCACGGAACTCAGATCCCGGGCCGTTAGGGAACTGGCCAAGGTCGTCAGTAGTGCTAGACGCCGTGCCCTGCATGACCTGGAATAGCTGCTTGAGCCAGGCCAGCTCATAAGGAGTTCCCACGGCAAGACCGCGAGAAAGGACGATCGGGCTGAAGTCCGCCTGGCCGGGAAGCTTCTGAGTGACCGTGTTCATCGCTCCGTCACGGTAAGCAATAACGCTCACGGTAACGCTCAGTCCGGAAACGGACATGAATCCAGCAGAAATAGGACCGCCAGCGGGGGGTGTAATGCTGACGACGAACTTAAAGTTCCTCAGCGGGTCCGTCTGGAGGCGCGCAGCAGTACTCGTCTGGGTGACCTGTATGTTTCCCATGAATAAGGCTCCTTACGAGCTAATTGTGGTCGTAGCCCCGGTGGCCATCTGGGACAGGTTGATGACAACGAACTCAGCAGGGGCTGAGACAGCCACGGCTACCTGGGCGTTCACGATGCCCGCTGATATGGTCGTCGGGGTGTTCACGGTGTCATCACAGATGACGCTGAATGAGTCCGCAGGGGTAGTCCCCGCGAGAAGCCCGTCCTGCATCTCCTGCGTGAGATAGTTCGTGATGACCGTGGCCACGCTCTGCCATAGGACGGAGTTGTTGTTCTGGAAGACCGCGAACGCAGTCAGGAACTGAAGGTCATGCTGTAGCTTCATCAGCGTGCGACTGATGTTGATGTACCTGCTCGGGTAGCCCGGGGCTGTCGTGAGGACGCCGTAAATGCAGTAGCCAGCGCTCGGGACTGACTTGATCGGGTTGATCTGGGCTGCTTCCAGGTTTGCAAGGTCAGTCGAGTTGAAGTAGGCTTCGAGTGCGACGGCGTTGAGGACTGCTGTAGTCCCGGCCGGGGACTGGGCGACGTTGTTCTGGACATCGTTCTGCGCCCAGTAGCCTAGGATGGCACCACCAGGCGGAACCCATCTCGTCGCCCCGGAAGTTCCGGCCGAAGGATCAGAGATCGACAGCCAGGGTCCGTAAATGCTGGCTACCGTGCTCGCGTTGACGATGCTCCCGCCACTCTGGGTCATGCTCGTGTAGTTGCTGGCAACGACGGCACTCGTGGCGACGCCACCGCCGAAGAAACCGTCCACGATGAGGTAGACATTTCCTACGAGCTGAGCCCAGGTGATGATGTTGTTGACAAGGGTGTAGTTAACTGCCCCGTTGGCCGAAGCGTCGGGCAGGTTGAGATTCAGGATCTGGTTGCTCAGAGAGGCCAGGCTACCCTGATGCCATACGGGCGGAGAACCCGGGGCTGTGCCGTAAGCGCCTGCGGTAATAGCCCATGTCAGGTCAATGGGAGTGCTGCCGTCTGCTCCGAGTGTGCTAGAGATGATAGCTGGCTGGCCCGATCCGGTTGTTGTCCCGAGGGCAGTCGGAGTTGAAATCTGGTAAGGGTCAGAAGTCCCGGCCACGTAGGTGGTAGACGAGGGATAGTTCGAGAGCTTGATGTACTTGCTGCCCGCAGTAGTCGAGTTGATCATGCCCGGGGCGTACCTCGGGGCAGTCGGGTTAAGGCTGACGCCATTCCAGGACTCGACAAGGTTGACAGGGCCGATTCCGCCCTGGTAGACCTGGAGGTTGAACAGGGCCGTGGCAGTACCGCTAGTCGGGGTGATCGTGATGTAGATATTGTTGCCCCACGCGCCCGGGTAAAGGGCCGTGACCGTCATGCAGGCCACGCCAGTCGTGTTAGCGACCGGGGGCTGTAGTCCTGAAGAGGTCGGCGGGGCCGAAAGCGTGAGGTTCGTGCCGATCGCGGTCGGAGATCCTGCCGTCTGCTGACGGGTATACGTGCTCCCACCGGCCTGGGTGACGTATGCATACCATCCCGTGGCGTTCAGGCTTGCCGTGGGGCTGGGGATGGTGATAGTGTTCACATTGCTGGAAGCTACGACGATCGTGGTGCTCGGGCTGGGCGTGGTCTCACCATCGGTGTTGACGTAGGTCAACTCGACCTTGTAGGTGCCCGCAGCGACTGTGCTGGAGCCTGCCTGCTGCGTCAAGGACGGAGCCAAAGGAGGAGCCAGCTCAGGGCCGTTCGTATCGGCCACTGTCATGGCGGCCTGGACAGCGTCAGAGTTGGCTACACGGAAGACGAAGCACCCATTGCCGCCGTTGCTGAAGTACTGGTAGACAGCAAACGGCAGGACTGATGAGGAACCAGACTTGAACCCTCCGAAGAGCTGTGAGAACTGGTTCCAGTTCGTGATGAATGTCGGGACTGTAGGCCCGGCGTTGTAGTTCGCTGCGAATGCGGCGACGGCCTCACCAGGGATGTTGCCCGCAGAAGTCGTTACGGTAGCGGGTGTCTGGTTGACGTAGACACCGGGCGCTCCATAGGTGGTCATTAAGTCTCCTAACCGACGTTGACCTGGGATGTAAGTCCCGCACTCAGGACCCCTGTGTTCAACGTGATCCCTGCCGGTGTCGTGAGATCAATATCCCCGACGTCGGAGTACACGGAGAGGTCAATGTTCACCATGTTTACTGGTATTAGTGTACCGCCTGGTTGCTCGCGGCTAGATACGCTATGGCGCACGACAACGTGTCGATGCTGTCACCCAGCATTCCGATGCCAGAGTTGCAGTTTGAGCATAGCAGCCCGCGCACGCACTTGCCGCAGCTCTTTCTTCCTGGGCAGCATCTGTGGTCATGGTCGATGCAGGGTGTTTCATCGCGAAACACCCTCTTGCAGATAGCGCACCTGCCGTCCTGCCCGTCCAGCATCGTGCTGATGTCGTTAACAGACAGACCGTGCTTGCTCTCTCGTCGCTTATCATGCTTACATGCGCGACAGTAGCGCTTACCCGAAGGTGTTAGGTAAACGTTGTCCGGGTCAGTGAAGTCATGGCCATGCTTGCACACCTTCCGCACTGCTCGTGGTCGCTTATGCATGAATTATCCAGAAACATTCGTTGCTATCTGTAGACCTGCGGACAGAACTCCGGTATTGAGAGCAATCCCCGCTGGGGTTGTAAGGTCTATCTCACCCGTGTCAGAGTACACAGACAAGTCGATGTTGATGGCATTCACTGG